TAAACTTGTATAAATAGATACATGGCAAATTTAACAGATAATTTTAATTACTTACAACCTACTTCGTTTAAGATAACGATTGATAGGACTAATTACCCTAATTTAGAATTCTTTTGTCAAAGTTTTTTACATCCCGGCATGCTTATGAATGCTGTAGAACTTCCTTACAAGAAAGTTGCGGGCATTCCATTTATTGGAGATAAATTAATCTTTAATGAGATGCAAGCCAATATTATTCTTGATGAGGATATGAAAGCTTATGACGAAATGTATTCTTGGATGAGAAGAAATCTAGATATTGACATGGTTTCTCCTACACAAAGATCGGCTTCTCAGCCTCCGGCTATGTCTGATATTACTTTATCGATATTATCGAGTCATAATAATCAAACGAAGCAAGTAAGATATATAGATTGTATACCGACAACATTGACAGACATTCAATTTGAATCAACTGCTGGTGGTGAATCGTTTATAACATTCGGAGCTACATTTAGATTCTCGTACTTTGAATTAGTAGGAGCGTCATATACATCAAATGTAGATGGATCTCCGAGTATAACTATTGAAAGAAACCTATTATAAATAACTTTATAATTTGGAGTATATAATGATTGATTTGAAAAGCATCCACGATATGTGGGCAAAAGACTGTATTATTGAAGATATGAAACTCGATGAATCTTCTCGCCAAACACCTATTCTTCACGCAAAATATTTAGAACTTTTATCGACTGTTAAGTTACAGTTGAAGCGTGCGGAATTTTCTCAAAAAACTTTACTGAAACAGAAGTGGCTTTACTTCGAAGGCAAAATGTCTAAAGAAGATATTGAAGAAAAAGGCTGGGAGTTTGATCCTTATGATGGCTTAAACATAAGGACTAAACATGATAAAGAATATTATTATGAATCTGATCCGGATATTCAAAAATCTGAAGAAAAAATTCAATATTATAAAATTATGATAGAGACATTAGAAGATATAGTAAACAATATACGATGGAGACATTCGACGATAGCAAATATGATTAAGTGGAAACAATTTGAAAGTGGAAACTAAGTCACGCAAACCTATGGGTTAATTGTGACAGTGGTATTGCTCAAGAAATAAATGAGTTCTTCTCATTTTTTGTCCCAGGTTATAAATTCATGCCTGCGTTTCGTAATAAGTTATGGGACGGAAAGATTCGTCTATTCAATTTATTGACCGGCGAGTTGCCAGCTGGTTTAGTTTACCACTTAAAAGAGTTTGCAAAAAATAGAAGTTATCTATTAGAAACTGAATCATCTAAATACGGCGATCCATATGAAAGAAATGAAATCACCCCTCACGCCTTACTCGACTTTATTGAAGGTATAACCTTACCCTTTCCTGTACGAGATTATCAGTTTGATTGTATTGGCGAAGCTATCTCTCGAAAAAGAGCAATTCTTTTATCACCGACGGGTTCCGGAAAAAGTCTTATCATATATGCGCTTATGCGTTGGTATTTGGAAAATTATTCTAATAAAGTATTGGTCATTGTTCCGACCACATCGCTTGTAGAACAAATGTTTAATGACTTTAAACAATATGGATATGATGCAGATAATTTAGTACATAGAATCTATTCTGGTAAAGATAAGACTACTGAGAAAAGAATCATCATTAGCACATGGCAATCAATCTACAAATTACCAAGAGTTTGGTTTAAGCAATTTGGTTCCGTGTTTGGCGATGAGTGTCATGGACTTAAATCTAAATCATTAATGTCTATTATGAATAAAGCAGATGAAGCTGAATATAGGTATGGAACTACCGGTACATTAGATGGAGCTCAGACTCATGAACTAGTACTACAAGGTTTATTTGGACGAATTCATAAAGTTACAACTACTCGTAAATTGCAAGATGATAACACATTAGCAGCTCTTGATATTAAACGTATTGAATTAAATTATACTGATAAAGAAAAAACTGATCTTGGCCAAGCTACGTATCAGGCTGAAATTGATTTCATTGTTAGTCATGATAAAAGAAATAAATTCATCAGAAATCTTGCGCTCGATCAAAAAGGTAACACGCTTGTTCTATATAACTATGTAGAGAAACACGGTAAGCCGCTATTTAATTTAATAGAAGAGAAAGCACAAGAAGGACGTAAAATATTTTTTGTTTCTGGTGGAACAGACACGTCTGATAGAGAAGCTATACGTGGTATTATTGAAACACAGAATGATGCTATTGTAGTAGCTTCTTTAGGTACTTTCTCAACCGGCATCAATATCAGAAATCTTCATAATATCATATTTGCTTCTCCTTCTAAATCACAAATCAGAGTTCTTCAAAGTATTGGACGAGGATTGCGTAAGAGTGATAACAATGAATCAACCACTCTTTACGATATTATAGATAATATTAGTTGGAAAACAAGAAAAAACTTTGCGTATGTCCATTCTGAAGAACGTTTAAGAATATATGATAAAGAGCAATTTAAGCACAAAACCTTTAAGGTGGAATTATGAGTGAAATTAAACAGTTTAAGTTAACAAATGATGACGAAATTATTTGTGAAGTTGTTGAATGGGATAATGAAGATACTTCTAATATAGTTGTTAGAAGAGCTTTGAAATTAATTAATGTCGAAGATTTTTCGAAAGGTATTAGATTTTTTGCTTTTAGACCCTGGATGTTATTCAACGATGATCCGGATGAATTCCAAAGTATTAATGCTGTACACATTATCGGAGAAATAAATCCTTCGGATGATGTTGTAAACAGATACAAAACTAGCGTATTAGCTATGGCAGCACAAAATAATAACAAAAAATCTTTTTCTCTAGATGAAGTAGCTGAAAAAGCCGATTGGATGGATGACGAAGAATTTGATAACTATATGGAATCTTTAACAGCAGCAAATGAAGAGTTAACTAAGAAATTGCCGGATTCTGATGAAAATATTAATGTTATTAAATTTAAGCCCAAGAAGCCTATTCTGCATTAGGTAGTATCCCTGCTCCTCAAGTAATACTTTATTATACCACAAAAAATCCATTCTGTACACTACTTTTTTATATTAAATTTTCATATCAAAAGTAAATTTAGTTGTGTACAATACTAGTAAACTGTTGTATAATATACATAATCAAAAGGATATATTATGGCTAGACAAAAGAAACAAAGTATTCATTACGTAAATAATGCTGATTTTTCTCAAGCTGTGGTCGACTATGTTACTATTGTAAATGAATGTCGTGATAACAATAATCAAATTCCAAAGGTACCAAACTATATTGCTCAGTGTTTCTTACGAATCGCTGAAGGTTTGTCTCACAAATCTAATTTTATTCGCTATACATATCGCGAAGAGATGGTCATGGATGCAGTTGAAAATTGTTTGAAAGCTATTCATAATTATAATTTAGAAGCAGCGACCAGAACTGGCAAGCCGAATGCGTTTGCATACTTTACACAAATTACATGGTATGCTTTCTTACGTCGTATTGCTAAAGAGAAAAAACAGCAAGACATTAAAATGAAATACCTGACAAAATCAGGTATTGAGAACTTCGTTGAAAACGAGCATGGTGACGCCATGACTAATCAAGTTGTTGGAGCTTTTGTAGATAATCTTAGAGATAGGATTGATAAAGTTAGACAGCAAGACTTTGAAGTTAAAGAGTATGTCAAATCAGAAAAAAAGAAAAGAAAAACCCAACCCGCAGATTCAGATTTAAGTGAGTTTTTGAAATGAAAATTTATACAACAACGGTAGTAGAAGAAGGTGAAGATCTAGTATTTAATGTGCCAGATCAAATCCTAGAAAACCTACAACTTGATGTAGGTGATACAGTAGAATATGTAGTTCACGATGACTATATTGTTATGAAAAAGGTTGCTACAAATCTGCAAGCAGATGCTAACCTTATTGATTCTCTAGATTCTGCAGAGTTTTTAGATTAGTGAAATAGGAAGGCAGTATGAGTATCAAGGTAGAAGTCCAAGACCAACATGGTGGTTGGCACAAGTTCCAAGGTGGATTGCCTAACTCTGGTCCATCAATCAAAAGAGCGATGGAGACAGCAATGAAGCAGTCTCCTCTGGCAAAAAAGAGTAAGAAGGTCAGGGCGGTTGATGAGAAAACAGGTTCTCTGGTTGATATGTTGAAATGAGGTTACTATAGTATGAA